ATGAACCTCCATCATCACTTGGATAAGGACATGCAATATTCGTTTTATCTAAATACGCTTAGGAAAAAGAAGCGTTTTTCGCCTTGGCTCCGAAAGGATAAGATCAAAGACCTTGATGTTGTCAAATCATACTATGGTTATAGTAATGAAAAAGCAATGCAAGCCTTGAAAATCTTAGATAAATCACACTTGGATTACATTAAAAAGAGACTTGACATTGGAGGTACAAAATGACTGGATTTGCAGAGCCAGAAGTGAACTGGTCGGCTGATCAGATGATTGAAGTCACACTGAATGAGCCAGATGACTTTTTGAAAGTCCGTGAGACTCTCACAAGAATTGGGGTAGCATCCCGTAAAGAAAAGAAGATATATCAATCATGTCATATCTTGCATAAGCAAGGAAGATATTTTATTGTACATTTTAAGGAACTGTTTGCTCTCGACGGTAAGCACGCAAACTTAACTTTGAATGATATACAAAGAAGAAATAGAATTATTAACTTACTATCCGATTGGGGATTGATCAAGATTCTTAAACCAGAATCAATATCTGATGTCGCTCCACTTAATCAGATTAAGGTTCTTTCCTATAAGGATAAGGGTGACTGGACTCTTGAGACCAAATATAATATTGGTAAGAAGAAAAAGGTTGATAGTGACGGGAAGGTCGAGCAACCCGTATAGAGACTGGGGGTTTATACGACCCCCTTTTTTTATGGTTTGTGTTTAAATAGTATTGATCGCCGTAAGGGATCACAAAACACAAACTCGCTTTTAAAGGAGCTACTATCATGACAAATCTCATGCGCTATAATGCAGCAGATCTTCCAGAACTATTTGAGAAGATCACACGTAACAGTATTGGGATGGATGATTATTTTGAACAGTTCTTTACAGGACAACAACAAAATTATCCACCATATAACATCGTTAATATCAACAACGTAGAATCAAGACTAGAGATCGCCCTCGCTGGATTTAAAAAGGAGGAAGTCAATGTCTATACCGAGTACGGAAAACTAATCGTAGAGGGTAAAAAAGAAGACAAGACTGAATCCGAATATGTCCATAGAGGTGTTGCTCAAAGGAACTTTACAAGAGCATGGACTTTATCGGATGACACGGAAGTCAGGAAGGTTACCTTCGAGGATGGGCTTCTATCAGTAGATCTCGGTAAGGTTGTACCTGAACATCATGCCCGTAAAGACTACCTCTAGAGTTGCAGAATAGAGGTCAGTATGATAGGATAAGGGGGTCTTAGGATCCCCTTATTTTTATGCTTATATGGAGTCATAACGAAAAGATTCCAAAGTTTCTTAAAGCTAGTATCTTTGAGAGAATAGAAGAGAACCATATTGATAAAACAAAATTCTATACTTCATTCATTGGTAGTGAGGGTAGTAAGTTCTCTGATCTGTTGATAGGTTATTATGATAATGTAATCAAACAGATAATGACAAACGTGGGTATGTATAGTAGATCTCAATATAAGTATAATGTTTGGGTTCAGATGTACAATTCAGAAACTGATACTCACGATGCCCATTGTCATTTTGGTGGGAATGAAATACTATCATTCAATCATATAATCAATGCTTCACAGGATAAGTGTTTCTATTTTTTGGATAATGATAATAATAAAATCTATCCAGACAATCAGGAGGAAGGGGATCTCTTTGCGTGGCCTTCATGGGCAATGCATGGTGTTGATAAGGTAAAGGAACCAAACGTGAATAGATTAATTGTTGCAGGAAATATATCATTAACTCATTTTTATGGTGGAGATAGAGACACAACTATATCATGTGACGATGATGGAAGTGGTACAATAATCTGGAAACCCATTGACATAACATAGAATATCGTTTATAATACGGTTGTATTGGAGGAGTTCTTTATTATGTTTCCATCCATCCTTTCCGAGGTGGTAGAGTATCTCAATACTCTTACGATTGCAGTTAGTGAGTCTCATGAGGATGGTAGGGTCAATAGTATTGATGATGAAGATACTATTATTGACCTCCTCATTCAGAAGTATGGTGAAGAGAACATAGAGAAACCTCCTGCCAGGTGTTGGTGGGATGTTAAAATTTTTGGTCATCCCATTAATATAAAGTCTTCTAAGTTTGGAAGTGCAGCAGATAATTTTTCTTCCAAAGCAGCGATACTATATGCTTTGACTTCTATTCCAGAAGATGAAGTTACATGTAGTTCATGGAAAAGTTTTCAAGAGAAGTTAAGATATCATTCCTCACAACAGGAACCGAGAGATTATTATATTCTTGTTTTGAATAAGGTAACTGGAGTCGTTTATCTTCAGGGTCTTAAATCATTAAACAAACTAACCTCCAATGGAAACAATCTTCCTTTCCAAATCAAATGGAAGGATAATGTATTTCCAGTTGAAAGGACTTGGAATGAAGCATATGATTTCTTGATAGAATCATATAAAGATTCAGTAACTAAAAAGATCTCATCACATAATGGATACGAAAATTTATAAAGGCGACTGTCTGGAACTCATGAAGGAGATTCCAAATGAGTCTATTGATTTCATTTGTTGTGATCCTCCTTATGGAACCACATCTATTAAATGGGATTCGGTTCTAGACTTTGGTAAGATGTGGGAACAGTATGATCGTATCATTAAACCCAAGGGTGTAATGTGTCTGTTTGGTTCTCAACCATTCTCTGCACAACTTATATGTTCAAAGATAGATTGGTTTAGATATGAGTTGGTCTGGAATAAGAATAAGTGTGGTAGCCCTGGCCTGGCCAAGAAGAGACCAATGAAGACTCATGAGAATATTTTAATCTTTTATAAGAACGCAGGTGGTACATACAATCCTCAGATGACTAAAGGGGAACCATTTAAACGTAAGAGTAAGAATCCTGAAGGTTATGTTGGTAAGAAGAATGATCATGGTTATGGGTTGAAACCTCGTAAAGAATTTGAGAATAAAGGAACACGTTATCCAAAATCTATTCTTAATATCTCTAGGGACTTCTCTGCTCAACAACAAGTACATCCCACACAGAAACCTGTACCTTTAATGGAGTGGTTGGTTAAGACTTATTCTAATGAAGGTGAGGTTGTACTTGATAATTGTATGGGATCAGGATCTACTGGTGTTGCCTGTGTAAATACAGGGAGGAAATTTATTGGTATGGAGTATGAGGAAGAATATTATAACATTACAAAGAACAGAATACGGAACCCACTCTTGGATGCAATGTAGATGGACATAAGAAATCATCAACTTAGTTATAAAGCGTTGCCTGGATTAAGTGCATCTTTTGACCCACAAATATATGATTGCCCTTATCATGAACAGATTGGGGAGATACTTATGAATTGGGTTGATACTAATGCAAGGATCCAAGCGAAGGATAGGACTGGTGAGTATGAGGGTGGAGCTCGTATGACAAAGTTCTATTCAGGTAATGAAAGGGATTTGAAAGCTCATGATATTCTTATTGATTGGATAGAGTCATTGATGGTAGAGGCAGCTAATGAGTTTTCTATTTGGACTAACTCAGCATATAATGGGAGTCCAGAAGAATCAAAGAGATTTAAATTAGCAGACTACTGGGGTATGATGTATGATGAGGGTGGAGGTACTGTACTTCATAATCATTGGCCATACGCTTTGTCTTTTGGATATTATTTGAATACACCAGAAGGTAGTTCTCCTTTGATTGTAGAAGGACAGGAGATACAAGTAACAGAGGGAAGACTTATTTTATGGCCTGGTCACATGTCCCATGAGGTTCCTGATTCTGATGTTGCTGGACGGTGTATGATTGCTGGAAACATTTCTTATGCAGGGGTTGTCAAATGGTGAAAGATGTGTCATAATATATTTGTTGGGTTGATCGCCCGACACGGGAGTGACTGAATAAACTTTCTGGCATATAGCTGGTTAAGGTGATGAGACACAGGTGGTGCTGCTCCGAAAGGAGAATCGACTTACCAGTCGGGTCTCAGACAGAGATGTAAAATTTACTACTGTAGTAATGCCCGTCTCTTGTTGGTAATACAGAAATCCAACCTCCCACCCTTTTTTGCGGGTGTAGTTTAGTGGTAAAATCAGAGGTTTCCAACCTCCAGTTCTCAGTTCGATTCTGAGCATCCG